CGATAATGGTCAAGAAGTTGAAATCGAATTTACTGAACAGAATGGTAAGTTTGGTCCGGAGATGCTTATTTTTGGTGTTAAGCCAGTTCCTAAGAAAGTTGGAGCTTAATCATGGCAAGTTTATATTCAATGGCTCATATCACTTACGATCCAATAGAAGGTTATTTTTATAAGGGCAAGAAGATATCCGAAGCAAAAGCAAAAGAGCTTAAACATAAAATTATTTTAGTTGAGCTTGCTTTTAAAGCAGAGGAAGATTTTTCACTTTCTTATAACCATAGAGCTTTGTTATTAGAGCTTATACATGATGCTTCAATCTATAACGATTTACGTGATCAAAGAGCTGTTGTTTATAAACGATACAAAAGATTGGTTGAATATATTTTTGATAATTATGAATTAAAACCAATCAAATCAAAGGCTTAAAATACACTATTTCGTATAATGTATAATATGTAAATAAATCAATAGGTTAGAGAAATAATTATAATGTCACAGCTCATTTATAAGTGCAAGAAATGCGGTGCCAAATTCTCTAATCAATTGGTTTATTGCCAGCATTTTTATAACTGTACAAAGAGAATTTAAGAAATGGCAAGTATCTGTGAAATTGTCGAAGAAAGCACAAATGCTTGCCTTAAATGGGTCGAATACACTCCTGTACTCGATCAGATAGCAATTACAAAGGACGATGCACTACTTATCTTAACTCCGATAGCTAGTATTTACGTCCTTTTGATTGGGTGGTCTTTCATTATGCTCGTCTACCACCAGAGCAAATAAAAAAAGGAGACGATTATGTCTAATTTAAAAAACGTAGAACGTATGGAAGCAACTGTTCAACAGGGTAAAAAAACTTGGTTCCAACGTCATTGTCCTACTTTTGCTGCTGCTGGTGCTGCTGTAGGTTCAATGGCAATTGCATCAAGCGCTAATGCTGCCGGTGTTTCAGATTTGTTCACCACAATTTCTACTGAAATGGGCGGTGTGTCTACGGGTGTATTGTCAATTTTGACAATTCTTGCTGGTGTAGTTGCGCTGCTTCTTGGTTGGGCTTACGTCAAAAAAGCACGTTAATTACAGCTTGAAACTCCCAGCTTCGGCTGGGTTTTTCATTTAAGGTGGACGTATGGAAGAAGCATCTATTTTTTATTGGTTATTGGTCATTGTTCCGTGGATCGCTTTGCATGGCATTTATAGGGTAATTAAATGAAAAAGTTTCTTACTGTATTTTTCGCTTTCACCCTTTATTTCAATTTAATCAGTCAAGCCAATGCTGCGAATGTTGGCGGTTGGACTTTGGGCGGTGCTGTTGCTCAAGGTGCGTCAACTGTTTATGACGCTACAAAAAATGTTGTCATTAATGGCAAAAAATATATAAAAGAATCATCTGTAAAAATTACGCCTTCTGCTTCGCAAGTTGCAAAAGTTCTTGCTCGTGGTGGTGCAGGTTATGCTTTATCTGTTGCTGTTGAACAGTTACTTGGCTCTGTAGATTGGGTTCTTGATCCTGCTAATAATCAAATTATTTACACTCCAAAAAATGAATCTCTTTGTACTATTGATGGTCAAAACTGTCCTTCTTCTGCTTTTTTGTGGGCTTCTGCAGGTCAATATTTTTCTACTGCTGAAAAGGCTTGTGCTAATGAATTAAAGCTTTTCAAAGAAGCTTTTACATATATGTCTAAATCAACCGTTAGAACTCAGATTATCGACCAACTATCTGCAAATTGTCATATTGATAAAGTTTATGATGATGGAACATCCGCTGGCACTAATACTTATGCTATTGGTAATGTTGTTAATCCCAATTATTTAGAAGAATCTGAACCCAAATCTATTCCTTTAACTACAGTAGCTCAAAAAGTTATTTCTAATGCTGAATCTGGCGATTCATACGCTCAAGGTGCTACTACTGCTGCTGCTGCTGACATTGTTGCCGAAGCTGAAAAAGATGATGCTAAAGCTCGTCCTATTGCTTCACAGGCTGAAGCCAATGCAACTACAAAGCCTGCTGACGCTGCCGAAGCTGAAAAAGCCAATGAAGCTCAGGGAGAAGCAAAACCAAATGAAGCAAATCCCGAAGCTACTGATCTATCTTTAACATTTCCTATTTTCTGTAATTGGGCTCCAACTATTTGTGAAGCTGCTCAAACTGTAATTTCATTTCCTCAAACTCTTACAAACTGGTGGGAAACTGGAAAAACAAAAGCCGAAGAATGGGCTACCTCAATTTCTGAATCTTGGACTGCTGTAAAAGAGTGGGCTAAATTAGATCCATCAGAAGATACAGAATTAGAAATTCCCGAACCTGAACAACCACAGATTGATACAGAAATTGCTTTTGGTGGTTCTTGTCCTGCTGATCATCAAGCTGAAATTAATATGGGTGTTGGTGTAATTAAAATGCCTATTTCATATGAGCCTATCTGTACAACTGTTTCTACTGCAAAGCCTGTACTTATCTTTGTTGGCTTCTTTATAGCTGCTCTAATTATTGGTGGAGTTAAAACAGAATGAGTTTATCTACTATTTTACAAAGTGTTCAAAAGGGCACATTAAAAAATATTTTAACTGGTGCTGGTGTAGCTCTTACCACTTCATCCATTTCTTATCTTGCATTTCAACAAGCTGTTAATGCCGTTCAAAGTCAAGCGTATGGAATCCCCGGTGATTTAATTGCGATCCTACATTTGGCCGGATTCGATATTTTCTTTTCAACGGTTCTTGCTGCAATCGTAACTAGACTTTCTATGAATGCTGGTAACTTAGCATTAAAGAAGATTTAAAATGATTAGATTAGATACTGGTACACCAGGTGCTGGCAAAACATTAATTAATGTTCGTGATATTGTTCAGCTTGAAAAAATTAATCAAAAAAATATTATTCTTAATCCTAAAGTTTATGAATCTAATTTAAAGATTATCCTGGATAAAAGTTTATCTGATGAATTTGAATATTGTGTTCGTAAAGTTGGTCAAGGTGTTGATCTTAAAGATGAAGTTTTTCATTTTGAAAAAGATTATTTTGATTTTTTAAAATCATCTGATCGTATAGAAGAATATTTTTCACGTTCTATTTTTTATAATGAAATAGTTGATCGAGTTAATAAAGAATATAATTTAACTTTAAATAAAGTTCGTCCTGTTAGAACAATTTATACAAATATTTCAGGTCTTGAAATTGATACCATTCGACCAATTCCAGCCGATGCAGATTGGCGTAAATTACCTGATGGCTCTTTTGTCGTTTATGACGAAATTCAGAATATACCTGTTTTTTCTTCTGAATCACGTGCCGTTGATCCTATTGTTAAAGATTTAACAATTCACCGCCATCGTGGTTTTGATATTGTCGGAATTACTCAATTTCCAGATTTAGTTCATAAAACGTTTCGTGCTGTTACTGGTCATCATCGACATTTGGTTAATAGTTTCGGTTTAAAGCGTTCAACTCAATATGAATGGTCTACAGTAAAAATCGACCCTAACGCTTTTAAAAATAAAGCCACTGCCGAAGTTAAATCTACTTTCGTTTTTCCTTCTTATCTTTATAAATATTATCGTTCTTCAACTGCTCACACTCATAAAAGACGCTTACCTTGGCGTTTTATTATGATTTTATCTGCTGTTTTAATTGCCTGTTTTTCTTTATTTATGTGCAGTTTTACAAATGATAATAACGTTGTTAAACAGATAGCCACTGGAAATCCTCATGATTCAGCCAAACCATCAAGCGATAAATCTGATACTAAGCAACCATCAACAACAACAGAAACAGATTCTGAGAAAGTTCAGGGGGAAAATGACAATCCTCTTAATACTTCTGTCAATGAATCTGATTTGGATGTTCGCACAGCTTATAACCCTTCCGATCCATTCGGTTATCAGCCTGTCCAGTACGTTGAGCCTACATCTGTTCGGGTTTTTAGCGGTTGTTTTTGTACGAAGAAATCATGTAAAGCTTATGACCAGCAGGGAACACAAATTAGCGGAATTGATTCAAAACTCTGCAAAGGACTTATGGAAGACAGTTCAAATAGACCGTACAATTACTTTAAACAGCAGGCCTCAGGCAATCAAACGATTAATACAGGTCAGCAACAAAAATCAGCAGCTCCGCAAACTGAAAACGCTTTACCTGTTCAAGAATCATCTTCTTGATATTAATTAACGAGTGTCTACGAGTGACACTCCAGCTATTTAAATTTTGAAACCTCTTTTCTCTGATTACAAAGCTCCCTTTTGCCTTAGATCGGGATTAGCCAGAAAATGGGTTGGGGTTCCCATTTTCGTCTAATGATAAATAAAATGATTTTAATGTTGCAATTGTCATGATTATATATATAATAAAATCATGACTGGATGGGAGAATAAATCATGTCAGATAAAAAATATACTACTGTTGATGGTGCAAATACTTTAATTACTACTTATCATTTAGCTAATAAGTATGGGATTTATAAGATATTTTGTGATCAATGGATGACAGATGATAAAGAAATATGTTTTTGGACTGCTATTCTTCAATTTGAAAATGGTGATCAGGTAGAAAATTATTTAGTTTGTAATGTTCGTGACGGTAAATTGAGAAGATTTAAAACACGTTCTGCATTGCTTGAAAATCTGTGTCGTGATGATTGTTGTATTGTTGAGTTTCGTTCTTTTGATTATGAAGATATGTCTGAATGTCATAAATAGCCACTGGAGAGAACAATGGATTTTACTAAAGATGAATTAGAAGATATTTATTTAACTTATCTTTCTCATGGTGTTTTAGATAATTCTGTTATTAAGAAAATTGAAACTTGTTATGTGTTTTGTCCGATCTGCAATAGATTGGTAGAGCTTCATGAATCTGAATATCATTTTGAAAGTCACAATGACTGATTTCGTATAATGTAGCCGAAGATTATGTTACTAAGCCCCAGTGAGAAAATAGACCTTCTCACGGGGTTTTTTAACATCAATCTTCATTATACGAATATCTGTCTGCGCATCATGACGAACGCGAGGAGCTTCGACGAGTGTGAGGAGTAGGGCGCTAAGAAAAAGGCACACTACTGTCTAATAGTGTGCCTGACTGACAAAAGTTTTTTGCAATTCGCTCTATGAGCTATATATAACGGAGCTTTTAGAGTTATTGAGAGTGTTTCGCATTTAAGTTGTTTTTACCTAATATTTAGCGATAATTTATCTTTTGAAATTGATTCACTTGATATAATCGCTTTGTAGAGGAAAACAGGAATTCCATCCTCTTTGTCTGTAACTCTTAACTTTTTTGTACCATCACGATATTCAAATATAGCAATAGGGTAGTAATCCTGATCTGCCACATAGAATCTTTTTTCCTTAATAATAATTTTATGCTCTATAAATTGGTGCTGTAATAGCCTCATGAATTTACTTTCATTTGTAGAAAGTAAATTAAGCTCCCTTATCCGTTCTGCATCATTTTGATGACGTATTTTTGCTCGTTGTCTTTCGTTGTAACTTAAATAAATATTTCTATTCTTTGGTTTTTCTTCTTTTTTAATTTTGTCTGGCCGTGAATCTCTCCATAGATAACCCACAGTAAAACCGAATATTAAGCAGAACAAAGCTAAACCCATGATTTTTCCCGATAATAATAGGGAGCTTTCACTCCCTCAATTTAAGATTTTTCCTACTAGTTATTCATCTTTTCCCAGAAATTTTTGTCTATATTCTAAAACTTCATTTGCTGTTAAGTCTTTTAGATGGTGATAAATCAATGCATTTATTATATCTACATCTATAACTTCTACTCTTAACTTGTATTTAATTTCCCACTTAACATCTTCAACCTTATCTAATAATTCGTTTCTGATTCGCTTCTGACTTGAACTCATTTTCACACCTTACTGTTTCACTGACACATTATTATAATTTCTATTGTAATGACACGTTGTTTCATGGTAACTTTCCCTCATTGTTGTTTCACTGTGTCACCGTGACACATTATTGTTTTTTTGGTGCTATATGCTCGATTTCCTCCGCTTAGCGATTCCAATCATTCCTACGCATGTACGTAGCTTTGATAATCATCATCAATTTAATGGTGATATTCGCGACTATGGAGTTCCAGCAGCAACACGCCATGTAAGTAAGACAGATGACGGACAGACCATAACAGGGGAGTTGTACCACCCTTATGAAGCGCTCCCAAGTGATTACACCGATATGGCTGTCAAGTTTTATACCAATACGATGAACACTGTGCCTTATGTTGAGATAAAAGCATCTCCACTTAAGCTTCTCCAAGGGCACAATGTTTATGGTTTTGAATCTATCGAGCTTGGTGCTTTTCACATGCTAGGCATGTTACTTGAGGCATTTCCTCAACTCGCGCCAATTCTTGACGTAGAGAAAACGGAAGTTCTTTGTTTAGATACGACTTATTTATTCAGATTGCCACATCAGAACATGGTTCAACCTGTTTTAGATTACATGGCTAACCTTGCATCTGGCCACCGTAAAGCGCGCCAGGTTAAATATGATAATTACATTACTTGGGGTAACGATGCCGCCAGCGTTCGTCCTAAAGCGTATGGCAAATTCGAAGAAGTAAAAAGCCAGTTAAATAAAGTCCAGAAGAAAGCAGAAAAGGGCTGTATGCGCTCTAAATCTCTTGTTATGGCCATGCACGATGTTTTGCCATTTGCCAATGCTGTTTTACGTCTTGAAGGTCGTATTACTAAAACCTATTTAACTAAAAACGGTTATCCGTCCAATTTATACGAGCTAATTAAGCTCCAGAATGAACAGCCAGAATTATTGCTACGCCTCTGGCACGTAGCTTTTGACCCGATCCTAGACACAATGAAGGGTAAATATATGAATTTTTCAAGTGATGGTGAAATCTTAGATTTATTCAAATCTAAATTAGTGACTTATACAAAGACAGGTAAGCCAAGTTATACCAAAGCAATGAACGCTATGAAGTTTTATTCATTGGTTCGTCAAATGGGCTTACAAGCTACAAAAGAACTTTATAACGAAAGAACCTTTTATCACGCTCTTAATTCTTTATTAGACGTTGGTATTTCAAAGTCCCATCTTCAAAACCTTGCCAAGAATCCTAACGGCAAAGTTATTCCATTTGTCCGTATGTTTGAACTCAAGATGTGCGATCAGCAGCCGGCCGATTATCAAATTCCAGTTTCACAATACAGCCCAAAACGTGGCTTACATCTAGTTGCCTGAGGAGGTTATAACCATGCAAGTATCATTTAATAAACGTACTGTTTTTCCAACTGTTTACCGCGGTGAGAATAAAAAGACAGGTGAACCAACTTGTTATTTATCTACGACAGTTCTTTCACCAGTGAAATATAACTTAAAACCTACTGCTGGAATGATGCCTATTGAGCAGATTCAAGCTGTATTGGAAGAATGTGCCGATAATGGTCAAGAAGTTGAAATCGAATTTACTGAACAGAATGGTAAGTTTGGTACGGAG